GAACTTACTCAATGGCCTACACCTTACGCTTGGGATTATATGAGGTCACGTCTTCGTAGCGCTCATGGTAAAGACTTAGGACTTTATATGAGAGCAACAACAAACCCAGGTGGCGCTGGACATGCTTGGGTAAAGAAAATGTTTATTGATCCTGCACCAGCAGGTCAACCTTTTTGGGCAACAGATGTTGAAACTGGAAAAACAATTACCTTCCCTAAAGGACACAGCAAGGAAGGTCAGCCTCTATTTAAGCGTAGGTTTATTCCTGCGTCACTCTTCGATAATCCATACCTTGCCGAAGAGGGTGACTATGAAGCCATGCTCCTATCACTACCAGAGTATCAACGTAAGCAACTCCTCGAAGGAAACTGGGATGTTAACGAGGGAGCAGCGTTTCCCGAATTTAACAGAAATACCCACGTTATCGAACACTTTGAGGTTCCTAACGACTGGGTACGTTTTAGGGCGTGTGACTATGGGTACGGCTCTTATACTGGGGTTCTTTGGTTTACTGTGGCTCCTGATGAACAGCTTATAGTATATAGAGAGTTATACGTTTCTAAAGTAATAGCTTCTGACCTAGCAGACATGATACTAGAGGCAGAGGCAAAAGATGGTGGTATGAGATACGGTGTGCTTGATAGCTCTTTGTGGCACAACCGTGGCGATACTGGGCCATCACTTGCTGAACAGATGAATGCGAAAGGCTGTAGATGGCGTCCTTCTGACCGTTCACGAGGCTCACGTATCGCAGGTAAAAACGAAATACATAGGCGTCTAAAGGTAGATGAGTTTACAGAAAAGCCTATGTTAGTATTTATGAATAACTGTGTGAACACTATAGCACAGATACCAAGCATCCCACTGGACAAAAAGAATCCAGAAGATGTAGACACCAAAGCAGAAGATCACTTGTATGATGCATTACGCTATGGTATAATGACTAGACCACGCAGTAATATATGGGATTACAACCCAGCCAAACAACGCACAGGCTTTCAAGCCAGTGACTCAACATTCGGATATTAAATATGGCAGAAGAAATGTTTGAAACAGATGATGTCGTTGCAGCAGAGGACGCACTCGATTCCATCTTCAAAGAAAAAGGAAGCGTAATTGGCTTTGTAAAAGACCGATACAAAAGGTCTGAGGACTCTAGGTATGCTGATGAACAACGATGGCTAAAAGCCTACCGTAACTATCGTGGTTTGTATGGATCAGATGTACAGTTTACTGACGCAGAAAAATCACGTGTATTTGTAAAAGTAACTAAAACAAAAACACTAGCAGCATACGGACAGATAGTAGATGTACTGTTTGGTAACAATAAGTTTCCTCTGTCTGTAAATCCATCAGTATTACCTGAAGGTGTAGCAGAGTCAGTACACATAAACATAGACCCTAGAGCAGAAACAGCAACCTCTGCTATCAATGCAGCTATGGGTTCACCAGCGCCAAGACCTTATCTTATAGATGGTGATACAGAACTGCAGCCGGGTGAAACTCTTATGGATCTTCAGGGAAGACTAGCTGGCCTAGAAAACAAACTAGAACCTGTATCTGAAAAGATTATAGAGGGTGATGGCACTACACAAACTACTGTTACTTTTCATCCTGCTATGGTTGCAGCTAAGAAGATGGAAAAGAAAATCCATGACCAGCTACAAGAAAGCGGAGCTACTACACACCTAAGAAGTATGGCATTTGAAATGGCTCTACTAGGTACAGGTGCTATGAAAGGTGCTTTTGCTGTAGATAAAGAGTATCCTAACTGGAATGAAGATGGTGAGTATGACCCTATTGTAAAAACTGTTCCAGAGTGTGAGCATGTTTCTATATGGGATTTGTATCCTGACCCTGAAGCTAAGTCTATGGAAGATGCAGAGTATGTTGTACAAAGACACAAGATGTCACGTACACAGCTACGTAAACTCAAGTCACGTCCATACTTTTTGGATGACGGTGTACAGAACGCCATAGACAAAGGACCAGACTATACACAGAAGTACTGGGAAATGACTATGGAGGACGATGATACTCAACCGACATCAGAGCGTTGGGAAGTATTAGAGTTCTGGGGCTATGTAGATGTTAACTTATTAGAAGAACATGGTGTTGATGTACCTAGTGAACTAAGTGATTTAGACGAGGTTAACTGTAACGTATGGGTATGTAACGGTGAAGTAATACGTTTTGTACTAAACCCATTCAAGCCTACACGTATTCCATACTATGCTGTACCATACGAGCATAACCCATACTCCTTCTTTGGCGTTGGTATTGCTGAGAACATGGATGATACACAGACATTGATGAATGGCTTCATGCGTATGGCTATTGATAACGCAGCAATGTCAGGTAATCTTATCATAGAAGTAGATGAGACTAACCTAGTTCCGGGTCAAGACCTTTCTGTTTATCCCGGAAAGATATTTAGAAGACAAGGTGGCGCTCCGGGACAAGCAATCTTTGGTACAAAGTTTCCCAACGTGGCACAAGAAAACATGCAACTATTTGATAAAGCGAGGGTTTTAGCTGATGAGTCAACGGGATTCCCATCATTCGCACACGGACAAACAGGTGTCCAAGGTGTTGGCAGGACTGCTTCTGGTATTAGTATGCTTATGTCTGCTGCCAACGGAAGTATCCGAACTGTTGTTAAGAATGTAGATGATTATCTAATACGTCCACTAGGTAAAGCATTCTTTGCATTCAACATGCAGTTTGACTTTGATGAAGAGATAAAAGGTGACCTAGAAGTAAATGCATCTGGTACAGAAAGCTTGATGGCTAATGAAGTACGTAGCCAGCGCTTGATGCAGTTTTTACAGGTTGCACAGAATCCAGTACTTGCACCTTTTGCAAAAATGGATTATATTATACGTGAGATTGCGAAGAGCATGGACTTAGACCCTGACAAGGTAACTAACTCTATTGCTGACGCAGCTATACAAGCTGAGATACTAAAAGGTTTTCAAGCACCAATGCCTACACCAGAGGAAGGTGTAGCTGCTCCTGAAGGTCAAGGTCCACAAAGTGTAGCTGATACTACTGGAGGTGGAGGTTCACAGATAGGTATGGGTACAGCACCACTACCTGAAGAACAAGGATTTACAGGAAATGCACCTCAAGCAGTTGGTCAATGATAAAGAATGTT